CTAGATTTTTATTTTCAACACTAGGAAGTTTTATAATAAAAGGTTGATTCATTAATAGTAGAGATATTATATCTATAAATAAATTATTCATTTTTTATGAGAAAAAATGAATAAAAAAGTTTAAAAAAACAATTATTATACATATTAATGTCAGTATATGTAGAATACTCAACCAAGGAAATTGCTACAATCATCTTAACCAATACTCTATTAATGTTGGTTCGTAGAAAAGTAATTAAAACTCATGAAAAATTATTAAAGGAGTTAAACGATACCTTTGTTCAAAAAGGTGTGGTTGAATTCAAAGACGATGATAATAAAAAATACAGTATTAACTTATCCAGTAGTAAACTTACCACCATTGTTCAAGCATCCGAATTAGATCTTTATCTAAAAACAAATACAGATGTTCATAAGATTATTATTGTAAAAGACCCATCAAAGAAGGTAGTAAAACAGGTCGGAACAGACTATATTAACGCAGAGATATTTTTTGAACATGAATTAATGGAAGATATTCCATCTAAATTTTTCATCCCTGAACACCAACTTTTAACTGAAGAGGAAAAGAAGAATATTTTGGATACTTTCAAGGAAACAGATATTGCAAAGATGAATGATACAGATATTATGTCTAGACACTTTAACGGAAAGGTTGGAGATATTTTTAGAATAATTAGACCAAGTATTACCGCTGGATATAATATTTTCTACAGAAGAGTTGTTCCTGGTAATTTTAACCAATTATTCGAAACATAAATTCTATATTAGTATAATAATGTCAATAATAGATTTAATTAAAAATAAAAATATAAAAGAATTAAAAAAGAAAATACAGGAAGGAACTGATATTAATATAAATATTCGAGACAGTAATTATAATTATTTTATTTATTATATTTTACTTTATAACCAAGAAGATATATTAGATTTAATATTAAAAAAGCATCTTAGATTAGATATTTTAGATTCAGATGGCAGAAATATTTTATATGTTCCAATAAAGTTTTCTTATAATTCAATGTTAGAAAAATTATTAAATTATGATAGTGGTAACATTGGTATTAGTATTTTAGATATTAAAGATAAAATAGGATTAACTGCTTTACACTATTCTATTATTTTTAATAATTATGATGCATTTAAACTTTTATTAAAAAACAATGCAGATATTTTAATGACTAATAATCAAGAATTAAATGCCTTTCATATTACTATTCAATATAACCGAATGAATTTTTTTATTGATTTATTAAATAATGTTACTGATTTAAATTTCTACACTCAAGATACTGAAAACTTAATTCAATTCTGTATTGTAAATGATAGTTATGATTTTATTCAATATATATTAAAAAAGAAAATTAATATTAACACCCAAGAATCATTGAATGGATTAACAGCATTACATCAAATTATAACTAAAAATAATAAAGCAATTACTATTTTATTATTAACCTTTGGAGCGAAAGTTGATATTGCAGACTTTTATGGAAATACTAGTTTACATTACGCCGTAACCGAGAATAATTTAGAATTAATTCGAATAATTATGAAATATGAAATTAATTATAATTTAACGAATATAGATGGCGATACTCCTCTTCATTTATATTTATTGCAGTCTAATAAAGATTCTGATATAGTTAGAAAACTAATCTTACACACTGATTTAAACATTCAAAATAATCAAGGAATAACTTGTTTGAAAAGATTAATTGATGTATTTATTTTTGATGAATATAGAGATATATTAAGAGAAAAAGAATTAAATTTTTATATTGGTGATATATCAGAAAGTTTAAAAGATGAACATATTTTTAATGTAGCAGTTGATTCATATTATAATAGTTTAATTAAAAATAACTTAAATCTAGTAGAAGACTGGGAAAAGTGGTGTAGTAAATCGGTGATAGATAAATTAAAAACTTTGAAGATTAACAAAACGGACCCTAAAGATATTTGTAAAGAGAAAATCAGAGAGGTTATTAGAAAAGAAAAGAGAACATTACCAAAATATAATAATATGAATTTAGTATTAGACAATGGTATTTTTATGAATAATTGTTATTACACCGGGATTCCTTTGGATATAATATCAGGATTAATTTATTTATTTAATACTTTTAAAAAGAGGATTGGTTTAGTTTTGGATTATCCTTTAACAGTTAATAATGAATTAGAAAACTATTATAGGAAGATAGGGATTGATTTCCCATTTAAGATGGAATTTTCAAACTGTGAAATTTTATGGTCCTTTCAGAAAATATTTTATCCAAGTTATTTTGATTATGAATTACAGAAGAAACTAAAGGATGATAATATAAATTTTATTATAATACCTATTGGAATAGAACTACAAAATGGTTCTCACGCAAATATTTTAATTATAGATAAAAAAGGGAAAACAGTAGAAAGATTTGAACCAAATGGAGCAAATTATCCTTTGGGATTAAATTATAATCCTACTTTATTAGATAGTCTTTTAGAAAACAAGTTTATAGATTATAATTTGACTTTGATAAAACCACAAGATTTCTTACCCACTATCGGTTTTCAAATATTAGAAAATTTGGAAGAATCAAAATGTAAAAGATTAGGAGATCCAAATGGTTTTTGTGGAGTGTGGTGCACCTGGTGGGCATATCATAGAATAAAAAATCCGAATATTAGTAATAAAGAATTAGCAGTGTCTTTAATACAAATAATTAAAATGGAAAACAAGAGTTTCAAAAATTTAATCAGAAACTTTAGTTATTATATTGTTGAAGTTAGAGATGATTTGTTAAAGAAATTTCATGTGGATATAAATGATTGGATGGTTGGGAATATGAAAGATGATACAATTAATTTATTGGAAAAAGAAATCTTAAATAATATAATATAAAAAATGTTAACTTATTTTTTAATTACTTGGGTTGTGGCGTTCTTTGCCCTTTGTTTGCCATTATTATTTATTACAGCTAAAGAAAAAGAAGCAATGAGAAAAACAAATGATGAAATTTATAAAGAATTTGAAAAAAAAATTCCCGACGAATATTATAAAGCATTCGAAAAACATAAGAATGAATATAATAAAATATTAGAAGAACATTATAATGAATATAAGAAATTAACTAAAAAAAGAGAAGATATTTTATTTCGTACAGGTAGGTTAAATATGATATTTTTATTTATTTTACCTTACGTTATATATTTTAAAGTTGAAAATTCATATTATATCATTTTTTTAGTATATTTTATTATTATAATATTATCTATAGGATGGGCAATACTTTTACTTACCAAAGCTATGGGAGGTGTTGGACCAAGTAATTTGGATAAATTAATAAATAATTTACATACCCTAATTTTTGTTGGACCAGGAAAGTTTGTAGTTAATTTAGCTATTAAATAATATGCTCTACGTTTTCCATTTTAATAACACACCAATTCCTGATAAAAAACCTTCTGATAGAAAAGATGATACAATTAATTTATTAGAAAAAGAAATCTTAAATAATATAATATAAAAAAATGTTAAGTTATTTTTTAATTACTTGGGTTGTGGCGTTCTTTGCCTTTTGTTTGCCATTATTATTTGTTACAGAGAAAGAGAAGGAAGAAGAAAGAAACAGATCAAAGGAGGGGTACGGAGACATTGGTCCTAAAAATCCAAAAGCACGCTTTGTAGTAAATTCTACACGTATTCTAAATTGGATATTTTTATTTATTTTACCTTACATTATCAGTATAGAATTTAATTTTACAAATTTTCAACTTTTATGTGGGTATTTAATTACTATAATATTTACTTTTATTGTATTACCAGTACTTAATGGTTCAGCTTTGAATAATATTCGTTCAGATTTGGGTAAATTAATATATAATTTAACTGAACTATTTATAAGACCAGGAGGGTATTTAGTTGATTTAACTTTTAAATAATATAATTTGATTCATCATTCTCCGTATTAACCACATCCACATTCTCCGTTTTAATAATCTTTGAACCATAGTATTTTTCAACTTCATCTTCCGTTGCAAAATCCAATAATTTTCCCATAATTTTAATTTGAGAATCTCCTTGATTGATTCTTTTATCCATAATTTGTATTTTAACATAATCCCCAACTTGTAATTTTTTATTTGTCTTTTTGTTCATAAACCCTTCAGGAATATCCCAAGTGTTATTATCAATACTGTTCTTTGGAATGAAAATAAATAGTGGTCCGTTAATAGCTACAATCAAATCATTACTAATCAATTTAATATATGATATGATAATGGTATTTTCAATAGGAATACAAATTCTACAGTGATATTGGATGTTGTAAATAGCTGAACTGTTTAGATTTTCAGGTAGTAAAATTCCGTCGGTGAATTCTAATATTTTATAGACCTCATCTATAAATCCATTTTTATTACATCTCTTCTCTACTTTCTTTTTTAATACTAACTTCATATTATTTCTAATATCACTGTTCATATAATAGGGCTCTAATGAAATTCTAGTGTGTTGCTTGATATTTTTATATGGGGAAACAACTTTAGACATATTACTATACTATAGAATATATCTTTCTAAATTAAAAAAACAATTTTTTCGAAATATTTATTTATTATTTTTGGTATATGTATAAGCTATATTTTCAATTTCTTTCATTATCTGATTTCTAAGAATATTATCCTTTTTAGTTTGTTTATCAACTTGTTTCTTTAACTTCTTGAAAATCTTATCTTGGAAATTATGATATTCTTCTTTCTTTTCATCATTTAACACTTCAATTCCTTCTTCATAAAACTGTTTAACGATTTTATTACCATAATCCAAAAGTTCATTTAGTGATTTGTTTTTGTTATCGGATATCCATTGATTATCTTTAAATTTAAAACAAATGTTTGACCTGTCACTATTAATTTTAAAATTATTGTTCTCTTTATGATTAGAATTAAATTTAATATTTTCTAGTAATTTAGGTATGACGTTGACTTGGTCATTAGGTATCATATTTAGAATTTTCTGTTTAAATTTATCGGTGATGTAATCCATATTGTCTTTGTCGTAGTTGTTGATTACGATGTTGTTAACGGTGCCGTTGTTGATGTTACCGTTGTTGATGTTGGGTTTTACTTTTTCATCTTTAAGGATTTTAATTTCTTTTTCTAATTTTTCTAATTTCTCCTTAATATCTATATTATCTTCTTCTTTTTTTTCTTTACAAATTTTTTGATGCTTACATTTGTTGCTACTGTCATTAAATAATTTTCCACAGTGCATACAACTATACCTTTTAGTGGTACCATCACCACCGTCGACGGTACCAGAACTCATCACTTTTTTTGTATGAAATTTCTTATTGTGGTTCCATAGACTATTATAATTAGCATAAGTTTTATTACAAATTTTACATTCTCTTCCCTCACCTTTCTGGTCCATATATATATAACCTAGATATTATTTTCTTAAATGATTTTTTATAACTATACAAGTGATATCACTTTTTTATAAATCCGTGTGTGTACAAATCATATACTAAAAAAAATATTTCAAAAATTTTTTTTATAAAATAGAAAAATTATAAATTATAAAGTAAAAAGTTATATTGAAAAGTTAATATCCGGAAGTTCAGTATCATCATCCGTCATAAGTAGCAATAGTGTTGACCCATTCTTCAAATCAACATGTGGGTCAATTTCCCTAATCAACTCACTTAGCATCTTATTTTCATTCTCTGGTTCCATCATAAATCCATATAAAGTAGCACATCCATAAATGATTGTACTAATTTCTGTTTTAAATTTCTCATCATAATACTTCTTGAAATCAATCAATTTAATATCGCCTTTATAATCAAACCTTTCCCAATTACTAAACTTGTTTCCAGCAATCTCTATTGTTTTAGAAGCAAGTGGGTCAGAATAGACCAAAGTTGTATCAGCCAAATTAACAAAGGTGGAACGATAATCTTCCAACTTTCTTTTCCCTAGCATATATTTAATTAGTTCCAATACAATCAATCCAGAAACCACTGAAGTAGTTGTAGCAATTGCAGGAATAATTTTACCAGCAATTCCTTTAGTTATCAAATTAGATACTGGAGGGATTCCATAATTCATTGCTCTGATATTAGATGCTGCAGTAATCCAGGCAACGTGCCAATTAGTATCGTCATCTTTCTCAAACTCCTGAGGATAAAACTTCAAATCTTTATAATCTTCATTAGTAGGCAAGACTATATTCTCATCTTTTACTTCATTTACACTAGTGTAATTAAAGTTAGAAGCAATCTTTTTAATTTGTTCTGTAGTAGCTCCTAAGCAAATACCATAACACTTTGCTAGCAACTTAGAATATGCTTCAATATAATTCAAGTGGATTTCATTATTCAAATCAAGTTCAATTGGTGTCGGCATCCTCTTACCATTTGACCAAAATAATTTATCACCCTCTGTCTTCATATCTGCGGGATAAGCCACTATTAATTTTTGGATAGCATAATAATAATTATCCCAGAACATATTAAAAGCCACATTCACACAATCTTCAAAGGTTTTAACTTTGTTCTTAACCAAAACTCTATAAACATCCTCTTTAACATTAGATTCTACTACAGCGTTCTCGTCCTTAATCCATTTGCCAACACTTACAAAGCTTCTATCAAAAAGTTCAAAGAAACTATCTTTGGCCCAAGCAATTGTGTGATTAATACTGTTGGGAAATGTCTTTAAAGTGCAAACAGGAACTTCCTTCTCAGGTGGGTCTTGAGTGTCTCCATATGTCTGAGTCAAATAAGGAATCACTGGTTGTGTATTCCCTTTAGTTCCGGTGGTTCCACTCTCAAATAATGGTTTCTGATTCCGAAAACATTGTTCATCCATATATCTTCTTGCCTCAGTATTATCCAAAGCATTTAGAACACCAGTAACTTGTCTCATTATAAAGTTAGAAAAGGTTTGGTTCTGTGGACAAACCTTGTCTGTAAATGGATGAATATAAGTCCGGTTAGCACTTTTTATTTTAAGAATTTGTTCAGCAGCAGTAT